CTAAATATACCTACTTGGGCTTTACACACCTCCCATCTCACTATTGAGGAGGAGTGCGTTTACTTTCGCCTATTGAATTATTACTACGATACTGAAAAGCCCCTTCCGAAAGACCTGAGCCCAGTAATAAAGCGAATGAGACTAAGAGGCTATGAGGATACCGTTAAAGAGATCCTGGCAGACTTCTTTACCCTAGAAGCAGACGGCTACCATAATCATAGGGCAGATATAGAGATTGCTGAGTATCACAAGAAAGCAGATACAGCGAGAGCTAATGGAAAGAAGGGAGGAAGGCCCAAAAATAGGGACTCTAAAACCCAGCCGGTTAATTTAGCTAACCCAGAAATAACCGGATCGAAAGCTAACCATAAACTAATAACCAATAACCATAAACAAATAACTAAGTTTATAAGGCCAAAACCTAGTGAAGTTGAGGAATATGCAAAGCATATAGGCTTCTCACTTGATGGTGATTATTTTTGCGACTACTACCAGGCGAGAGGATGGAAGTTAAGCACTGGCCCAATGAAAGACTGGAAGGCAGCAGTACGGACTTGGAAAAGGAACCGCAAAGAAGATAAAGAGTTTAAGCCAAGGGAGATAATAATTTGAATATCCCCCATAACGTAGATTTTAGAGACTACATAACCATCATCGGGGAAGCCGAGGCGCAAGAGATACACCATGCCGGATTCTGGAGGGATCAGATACACGAAAGAGCGAAGAACCTTGAGCTTTCAGGTGACTTATTACCTTGGTCTAAGGTCAGTCAGCACTTCAAGATAAGGGCTGGCGAAGTGACACTGTGGGCTGGCATGAATGGGCACAAGAAATCAATGGTACTGGGCCAAGTCGCCCTGTCTTTAATATGCCAGGGTAAGAAGATTGCGATTGCTTCCCTTGAGATGAAGCCAGAGGAAACTCTTTGGAGGATGTGCCAGCAAGCAGCAGGATTGACAGCAGGCCAGCCAAGTCAGGAATTTATTAACACTTTCATGGACTTAGCTAATGATCACCTTGTCATCTATGACCAGCTGGATTCTGTTAAGACTGAGAAGATATTGGGCTTTGTCAATTACTGCGGCCAAGTCTTAGAGTGTGACCACATAATGATCGACTCCCTGGCTAAATGTGGAATCGGTGTGGAGAACCGCGAGGGTGAGGCAGACATTATCAATCGGCTAGCTTGGTCAGCTAAACACTTAAATACTCACATTCACCTAGTCTCCCACGTTAGAAAGCCCCAGAGCGCGGGAGAGGAATACATCCCTACAAAGTTTGATGTGAAAGGCTCAAGTGCCCTGGTGGATTTAGTGGATAACCTAGTCATCTGCTGGGCCAACAAGAAGCGGGAATCCTTAAAAGAACTTGGTCAACTGGATGAGAAGGAGCAGGAGTACTTTGATAAAACCTTCGACCAGCTACTTATCATAGCCAAGCAGAGGCATGGTAGATGGGAGGGTAAAGTTGGGCTTTATCATCATCAATCTCTGCAATTTGTATCCAGGGAAGGTAAAGCAATGGACTACAAGATAGACCAAGTATTTGATAATAAAGAAGAAAACACTGAAGAGAAAATAATTCAACAAATTGAGTTTTAATTGTTGACAAGAATAGTGTTAGAGACAATAATTCACATTCCACAGGAGGAAACACCATGAGCAGATTAGAATATTATGTTGAAACAAATATAAGTGATTACGTCATTGATTCATGCGGTTACGCAAATATTAAAGACAAAGATGTTGAGGAAGAACTGCATATACTCAGCCAGGATGACGAGAACTTCCTGGATGAGGTAATGAACCATCACATCAAGAGCAGCGAGGAAGCTCAGATATTGCTAACTAAGGCAGTACATGGCGACTGGATGGCTGGCATAAGATACTTCGCCATGATTAAGAAAGGTATGCATTCTTACTTAGCTTACGAGTTAGACAATATGTCTTGCGAGGGTCTTCTGGAAAAGTGGCAGGATGAGTACGCCAAAGAATACGCTGAAGAGCAGAGGATGACGGAGGCTGTTGAGGCTATTGAGGCGCGGGTAGAGCGATGAGTGATGAGCTTAAAGAACTGTACGGCCCTGCAATAGTCGTTAATTCTGAGGGTTCGAGGCTGGCTTTAGTGTCATGCCGAAAATGTGGCGCTACCGTGATGTTTGAGCCGCTCGACTTCACGCCCAGCTTAGAATCTATTCCTAACGGGGTTGTCATCCACCTTGAATGGCACAAGGCGCAGGAGGAAGAGCAGTGAGCAAGAAGGGCCACAGAGATTTGTACCCAAAGATTATATCTATGGCAAAGAAAGGCATGAAGGGTACTGACATAGCTGATGAGTTAGGGTTAAGTCCTAACAGTGTAAGGACTGTATTGTTTAACAACGGGGTGAAGTTAAAGACCCCAAGGGGTAGGCCAATGGTGGACAACCCCGTTAGGAATAGATTCAAGGTTCCCAAAATTCACGAGGGGCCAGAGAGAGTATTACCAGACCCATTTAGGAGGAGATATGAAAACTAGCGAATCACTAAAACACTTTGCTCCAGCATTTAGAAAGGCTCAGAGCGAGATGGAAGCTGTTAAGAAAGACCAATCCAACCCATTCTTTAAGTCAAAGTACGCGAACATTGAGTCAATAATTGATTGTGTTACGCCAATCTTGGGTAAGAACTTCCTGTCCTTTTCCCAACACCCTGTGTCTACGGAGAGGGGAGTGGGCGTTACAACTATCCTAATGCACGACTCAGGTGAGTGGATACAAGATTCCTACACTTTACCCATAGCCAGCCCCAAACCCCAGGAAGGTACTGCTGCGATTACCTACGCCAGAAGGTATGGTCTTCAATCCATCTGTGGATTGCGGGCCTATGATGATGACGATGGTGAGAGGGCTATGGGACGATGAGATTAATTGAATGCGAGCAAGGTAGTGAGGAGTGGCTAAAGGCTAGACTGGGAGTACCGTCTGCCTCTAACTTCTCCAAGATTCTTACAACAAAAGGAACACCGTCAGCCCAAGCTAAGGCTTATGTTGATGCGCTAGTAGCAGAGGCCATTACAGGTGAATCCACCTATGTAAAGGTAACTGACGCCATGCAACGTGGCACTGAGCTAGAACCCTATGCTAGAGACAGATACATACTAGATACTGGGAACCAAGTTCAGGAAGTAGGCTTTTGTCTTCACGATGATTATCAAGCTGGCGCAAGCCCAGATGGTTTAATTGGTGACGATGGAGGCTTAGAAATCAAGTCACCCCTGGGAGGTACTATGGTATCTTATTTAAGAGGTGGCAGGTTGCCCAGTAAATACTTTCAGCAGGTACAAGGCTGTATGTACATTACTGGCAGGAAGTGGTGGGACTTTATGGCATACCATCCAGACATGAAGCCCCTGATAGTTAGAGTGGAAAGAGATGAGGATTTTATATCTTGCCTTGATGGAACTCTAAGAAAGGTAGTGGATGAGATTGAAAATCTAGTCAATAAATATTCGGAGGAATAATGGAATACGATAACACTAATAGGGGTGCAGTTTGGAAGAACGAAACTGATAACCCTAAAGCACCAACACTGAAAGGCGAGTGCAACATAGATGGGACTGACTATCTAGTGAGCGCCTGGAAGAACGACACTTCAGGCAATCCTAAAAGGCCAGTGCTTAGTTTCTCTTTTGAGAAGAAACAGGCTAAGGCCAAGGCTCCTGAACCCACTGCAAGCTTTGAGGATGTTCCGTGGTAGACCATTTTGGGAATGTGTTAAGGAGGCTCCATGAATCTTCTGGAGTCTCACAATACAAAATTGCTAAGGACATTGGTATGGCTTCTTCTAACTACAACGCCATGTTGAATAGGAAGGATATGAAGTGTTCCACGTTCTTTGCTGTTTGTGATGCGATGGGCTATAAGCCGGAGGATCTATGCCAGTATCTACGGTAGCTAATGATGTTTCAGATTTGAAGAAAATCTTTAAGGACATTGACAAGCTAATCAAGAAGACTGGTTTTGCTAACATAGCCTACTCTGATGGGGGGATGAAGGTGGAGGACTTCACCCTCTCCTCCCTGTCTCAGAAAGCCCTTAAAGCGATTTGGATAAGAGAGGCTGCAAAGCATAACTGGAAGACAGAAGACGTTGATGAGGCCATGTATGAAGGCATGAATCGGTGGCTTAAAACTAAGTGTTATAGCGACACTAAGGAAAAGTTCCTGCTGAGGTTTATTAAGAACCCAGAAGGTGGGGAAAAAGCAGAGGTTACAAGTTCTGCTAACTGGACAGTGGGAGAGATGACATTCTTCCTGGACTGGATGCAAAACTTCTGTGCCAAAGATGGATTGATCTTAGAGGCAAAGGGGGAGTACCTTGAAAATACCAAAGCTCAAAATAGTTAACAAAGAAAAAGTAAAAGAAGCGTTAGACGATGAGCTAACACAAAATGAGATGAAGCTTCTTAATGAAAGCAGGAGAGCGTTTACAGATAAAGAAATATCATACATAGAAAAGAACAAGCCATACCTATTAGCTTCTAATCAGAAAGAAGACATAAGAGAGATCAGTGATGGTGGATTTTCCGTAATGTCTAAGGGATTTAGCCTTATGCTTCTGGCAAAAAGGTTTGCGTTTTACGAAGAAACATTAACAGGAAAAAAAATTGATACTACGCATGATTTGAGAATGAGGTCATTGAAAGCAAGGGACTGCCTAAGAAATGACCTTTACTTTGACACCTTAAAGCCAATTAAGGAGAAAGAAGAATGAGCAAGTATGACCTTATTGAGGCAGTGTGGCTTGGCATATGCTGCACGATTTTGGTGGGCTTTGTTGTCTATTGTTTAACTACTATTTGAGGAGTAAGCATTATGAAAATCGAAACACCAATTGTTAGTGAATATACTGTCGAAGCAAGTTTGGATGATTGGGAGATACAGGTAATTGTTAGAAGAAACGGTGACCAAGTTGATAGGGAACACCTTCTATTTATCGACGCTGTTCCAGACTATGTGAAAGAGCAGCTGGCTGAACGAATCAACGGAGACTAACATGAGCAAAACAATACAAATTGAACTACCTGAGGGTGTTAGCGAACAGGACGTTAAGATTGAGTTTGTTGCGAAGCCTAAGCCTAAGTTGTGGCAGCCTGTGATGGGTGATGAGTATTACCTGATAGATAGTGACGGAGAAATCCTGCTTTCGACTTATTATGTCTCTGGCGGGAAAAGGATCGAAATGCACCCTCGACGGGTAGACAACTATAACGCATACCCATCAAGGAAGCTTGTCGACAAAGCAGCAGACTACCTAGCCCCCTACCGCATGCTAGTACGAACTGCGCTGGAGGTTGACCCTGAGTTTGAGCCAGATTGGTATGACGCATCTCAGAAGAAGTTTTGCCTATACAAGATCGAGGGGAACTGGGCTATAGATTCTTTTCTCTCTCTTGATTACCACGCCCCTGTTGTAAGTACGGAGAAGAAAGCAGAGCAGTGGCTGGAGTTGGTCAAGGCAGAGGAGGCAGAGCGATGAGTGAATGGATAAGCGTAGCTGATAGCTTACCGGATTCGGGCGAGCCTGTTCTGGTTTGTCGAGACAGTATACACGAGCCTTTTATCGGGAATTTATTATGGGAGACCCCGGCCTACGAAGAAACCTTCAAAGCGTTTTGGTATTGGGATGGTGTGCATAACGAGGGTGAAAACTGGGATGACGTTACCCACTGGATGCCTCTACCAGAGCGGCCAAAGGAGGTAGAGTAATGTTTGCGTACTTTGCCTACTGTGATTATTGTAAAGTTTCACTGGAAACACCTACGGAAACAGACTGTATAGTCGGCGTTCAGAACTGTCCTCGCTGTAGGGAGGACTGCGAGATATGCCAGTTTAGGCGACGAGAGGCGATTGAAGCTTTGTTGAAAACTGTAGACGACTTGAACCGAAAACTAAAGAACTCGCACTTCGTGAGAACACCAGTGGAGGCAGAGGGATGAGTGAATATATACCCGGCGTTATAGACATAGCTAAACGTATTGCAGAGCTAGAAAAGGACAATTCAAGGATGAAAAAGGGGCTGCAAGAAATTGCGAACAGTAAAGAGATTCTTGGCTGGAGTCCTGCGGCACACATAGCAGAGCAAGCCCTACAGGAGGCAGAGGGATGAAAACTAGAATCCATGTAAACCAGCACAATATAAAAGCCAACAGCAAAGGCGAAGACCTTCCTGTACTGACCGTTAAGGACTATAAGCAGAATCGAAAATGCAACGCAGTGGCTATTGTGCGTGACGGCGAAGAGATCGCAAAAGTAGTTTACAGTCCAGACAAACCCCTGTCCTGTGGCGCGAGGGTATGGATCGAGACTGAACAGGAGGTCGTGGAGATATGAGTCATAAACCACCAGCAGGCTGGACGGACTACATTGCCTTTCTCACATTGCTGGCCCTGGCGTGTTTGTACATAAGCAGAGCAGATGCCTACGACTACAACGGTGAGAAGTGGATGGGTAGGATTGACTGGTACATGGGGACTGGATGTCCTAAATACGTTAAAGAGTCTGCCCTGTCTGTTTATGACGAGATTGAGGCTAACGTGGAGGCTATCAAGACACGCTATGTCGCCAGGTGGTCACAGTCACCAAGACAAGACGAACGCACTACGATCTACTGCGGAGACACAGACGTACAAGATGGCAATTCAACAAAGCTGCCGTGGTGGCTTGAGATGCGAGAGGGTAGGCTGCTGTCTGACGATGGGACTACAGTTGTTGGGAGGGCCAGGTGGTACTATAAGCCAAGCAATAACGAGATAGTCGAGTGTGATGTGTGGTTGAATAGTTCTGAACTTACAGAAACCACAGTAGACAAGTATGTGCGCCACGAGATAGGGCATTGTTTAGGGCTACAGCATTCAGCAGAGGCGGTAGCTGTTATGTACTTCGCTGCTATACTACCCTACTATCACGTTGATGATTGGGCGGGACTCAAACGACTATATCAAGACTACCGACCTGTCGTTGATCCGTACCTAAATCTTTACACAGGCTTGCTAGACACTAGGCTAGGAGTGGCGTCAGGTATTATCGACTCCGGTGATGTATGGCCTGATGATGCCTATAACATTGAAATAAGGAAGAATAGCGATGGGCGATAAATGGAATAACGTAGCTGTCAGGGCCGCTCCTGACCCAGGATTATTAGAGTATTGCCAGACAGAGAAGCAGAGAGAATACCTTACTGCCTGGATAGAGTTTGGAACTTCTGCTGCTGCCGCTAAGGAGATTGGATGTAGTGAACATAACATAAGGTCATCCAAGAAAACTGTCGAAAGAAACGCAGCCAAGAAAGGCTGGCAGAAGTCAGATAATCATATACCGGACGGGTATAAGGTAAAGGGTAAATCAACACTCCTTGATTCTGATGGCAATACTAAAATCCAATGGGTCAAGACTGAGGTAGATAAAGAAAGACAAGAAGAAATAATGCTGGAGCTATGTGAAAAGCTCACAGAAAATATAAAACCTTGGCCCGCAGTCAAAGCCCCTAAGAAGATTAATGCAGACTTA